GCCATTGCCTAATTCAGAGACAATACGTGCTGGGATTACAAATTCGCCGTCGGCTAACCGAGCAGGTTGGCGTTTACCAATCATAGCTGGGATGCTATCAGACACGCCATCACCGGGGCCTTTAAGTAGTCGACCACCATCTGAGTAGCCACCCAAGTTAGCAATACCACCCGCTGCCAAACCTGTAGACTCCACAGGCGCAGCAACAGATTCAGCAGGTGGAGTTACTGGAGCCGCAGGAGTTGTACCCGCAGGTGTTTGACCGGCTTTGAGATACTGCATTGGGCTGAAGTACGTAACACCGCCAGAACCGGGTCGGCGAGCTACCATGTTTGGCCCCATAGCTGCTTGGTAGCGAGATTGAACTTGGTCAACAGGCAACTGCATAATGCCAGCCATACGCTCTGGGCTGACTCCAAATTGATTCATACCCCTAGCTACCATTGCATCGTTAATACCGGGGCGCAGGGCGTAGTCACGGATCTCAGTATCTGATGGTTTGTATGTACTTGGCACTCCAGTAGTTGGCACTGCGTACTGTTGGCGATACGCAGTTAAAGTGGGGATACCACCTCTGTAACCACCGGGGCCTTTTTGTACATCAAAAAGTTTGTCTGCCAACTTGCCCATACCAACAGCGCCCAAAGTTTGGAGCAAGGGCGAATCTTTAAACAGTTTAGCAAGGTCTGAGCCGCTAAATAGACTGCTGTTGCCATACATATTACCGGAGGTGGTGTCACCTGTAGTAGATACATTTTGCCATGGCTGAACATCCTCATAACCTTGGGAGGTCATGTAGTCATTAAGCTCTGCCCCAGCAGTGGCATACCCGCTGTCGTCTACGCTCCAGTCAACTTGTTGATTTTCATCATCCATATTAAGCTCCTTGCCTTATGATTTCTGCAATTTCTTCAGGAGTCGCAGCGTTGTCGCTTGACCCTTCAATCTTTTTAAGCAATTCTTCGATGTCATTTTCGTCGGTTTTGCCCTTCTGGGCAAGTGCTTCTTCCTCAATCTTTTCACCTTCAGCACCGGCTTTGGTAACGCTCAGCGCCTTGTATTCTTCTTGCTCCAACTGGCCTTTCTTGCCAACCTTCTGTTTCTTAGACCCAAATTCTTTGCCGTAGTAGAACACGTTGGCCAATTGAGGTACGCCAAAAGTACCTGCAAGTGCGGTAGCTTGAGGCCAAGTTAAACCCGTTTGCTTACTTGGAACCTTTGGATTCTTAGGCGGCTTAGGCGGCGGTGACTTAGTTGGATCAGCAATAATTTTATCAATAATTGGGTCATCTATCAGGGTAGTAACCTTGTCAATTACGTCATCGTCTAAGTCGTCAATGATGTCGTCAACCTCTGCTTTTGTTTTAACTTCGTCCTTAGTTTCAACTTCTGCTTTAGTTTCGGTCTTGGTTTCAGCTTTGGTTTCAGCTTCGGTCTTGGTCTCAGCTTCGGTCTTGGTCTCAGCTTTGGTTTCAGCTTCGGTCTTGGTCTCAGCTTTGGTTTCAGCTTTAGTATCTGCAACTACATCTGCCTTAGTGTCAGCTTTAGTATCTGCAACTACATCTGCCTTAGTGTCAGCTTTAGTATCTGCTTTAGTGTCTGCAACTACATCTGCCTTAGTGTCAGCTTTAGTATCTGCTTTAGTGTCTGCAACTACATCTGCCTTAGTGTCAGCTTTAGTATCTGCTTTGATGTCTGCAACTACATCTGCCTTAGTATCTGCTTTGGTGTCAGCCTTAGTATCTGCTTTGGTGTCAGCCTTAGTATCTGCTTTGGTGTCAGCCTTAGTATCTGCTTTGGTGTCTGTAAGCACATCTGCAACAGTGTTAGCTTTAGTCTCAGTTAACCCCGCAGTTTGTAGCTCAGAAACTACATCAGCTTTAGCGCCAACCGTAGCGTCAGCTTTAGTAGCGTTTTCAATTTTAGTTGCTAACGACGTTGCCGTTTCATCTGAAACTTTAAGCCCAAGATCAGCCATAGTTTGCTGAGCCGTATCAACCGCAGTGGTTGTACCCGTAGTTGTTTTGTTAGACGTAATAGCGTTTAGGTCAGCAACGGTTACGCTCTCGCCCTTAGCGTTTGTGCCAATGACCGCAGACGTATCAACCTTTACTTCGCCTGAAGTTTTACCTGTTGCCGATTCACCAAGCAGCTCGGCCAGAGTTACGGGTTTACCCTCAGAATCTGTAGCTACAACTTGGTCACCGTTAAGTTTTGTAACACCTAAGTTATCAAGTGTCTCTTTGCTACCTAAAATTTGGTCGCCAATGATTTCATTAGACGCAGTAATGGACTGATCTTCTGTAAGCCCAGCATCTTGTAATTGCGTAATGAGCGTATCAGACGCATTGCTTGGAGAAGTGCTGTTCTTTAACGTAGTTGCCGCAGTATCCGCAACAGACTTAACTTGGGTCTCGGACAACCCAGAGTCTTGAAGCGCTGAAACAGTAGAGTCGGCGGCGCTAATAGTCGCCGTGGTTTTGCCGCCAATAACTGCTTCCCATGCGCTTGTACCGGCAATCTTAGTCCAGTTTAAATCATCGTCGGGTTTGATTATTTTTTGCGTACCGCCTTCAATAATGCCAGCTTCTACGCCTTCTCCAGTACCTTCTTTAACACCCACTTTAGCGGCAGTTGTGGCTATTTCTTTTGCGCCAACTTTACCTGCGGTATCTCCAAAAATTTGTTTGGTCAGTGCGTTACCGCCGGGAACTAAATTGAGTGTACCTGTAGTTACTGCACCAAGAGCTAGCGCCTTTTGTGACGCAGTTTGAGCGTCTTTGTCCGACATGCCAGCGTCTTTTGCGCGTTTGTAAGCATCTTCAGCAGCACCGCCACCTGACTCCATCATGTCTAAAACAACTTCGGTAGAAATACCTAAAGCCCTAGCAATTCTTGGCGCTGCGCCAACTAATTTAGCCGCAGTAAGCACGCCCCCAGATGCAAGCAGTTGCGTGCCTTCTTGAAGAATTTCAGACGCTACGTTATAGGCTACAAACCCGGGGTTACTAACAATTGTTTTACCTACAACAGCCAAAGCTTCCCAGCCATCTTTAGCAGCGGCCATGTTTTTATTAAAGTCCGAGCTAGCAGCCTTCATTTCTTCTGGCGTTTTAGCTTTAGAAAAAGCAGCGTAATCACTAACAGCTTGATCTACCGTACCGCCACGTTCTAAAACGTTAATAGCTTTAAGAGTACCCGTAACAAATGAAGCAATTTGAGATGTTGAGTCTACTGCTAACGCACCAGCATACTCGGCAATCTTGCCGCGCTCAGACAAATTCATACTGCCACCGGTCACATTGCCGTTTGCGTCGTATTGAACATCATTTACGTAGCTACCACCGTTGTCGGCATTGGAAGTTTTAAGCGCGGCAATTCGTGCAGCGGTTGCATTAAGTGAAGCGTTACGGGCGGCTGTGTCATTTTGAGCGGCTACTGTTTTACCCGCATCAGTAATTGTGGCTAGGTTAGACTGATTAATTGAAGCAATCTTTGCATCAGCTTTTTTCTCTGCTTCGGTGGCCGACTCGGTTGTGTATTTACCTGTTACGCCCGTCGCAGGGTTAGTCCATTCAAAAGTTGTATTGGGCCCAAAGGCTAAGCGATTAGCAGCATAAACGTCTTTAAAAGACGCGGCCTTTGTACCAGCGGCTGTGTTTTTATCAATAGCACCTTGCAAATCACCGAACTCAGTGTCCTCGGTTAAGCCCGCATTTTGAAGATTTGTTACAACGTCAGTGCTCGCAGTGCCCGCAGCGCCAATTTTGTCAACCTCTTTCATGGCGTCAAAATCTGCTTGGGTTTTTGCGTCAACGCCACTTAAAGTCACGCCGTTCCCAGCATCAGACACTACGTTATTAACAACACTTGCTAACTGAACGCCATCGGTTGTTGCATTGCCGTCTGTTAATCCAGCGTTAGCCAAAACATTTGTAACGTCGGTGTTCTGCAACGTAGTGTTATCCACTACGTTAGTTTTAGTATCGCTTGTATTGGTTGTCGTTGTTGATTGATTAGACGCTTGAAAAGCGTTACCAAACGTTATGCCAGCTTGAATAATATTTGTTTCGTTACCACTCTTAAGCGCGTCAACCAAGTTCTTTGCAGAAGCCGCGACGTACAGGTCTTTACTGCCAGTCAGGTCGCCAAGAGAAACCAAAGCGGCTGAAAGGTTGTCATCTTTAATTGCAAGTGCTAAGTTTGCGGCTTGAAAAGCTGTTGTGACGCCTGATGGAAGTGTTCCACCAGTTTGACCGTACGCTGACAAACTTGCGTTAATAACACCAGCAATGTTTTCAGATTGAAGAGCGGCAACCCCAGAAATGGCTGTCTGGGCGAGCTTGACGTTTGATACCGTGTTTTGCAAATCAAGAATTCGCGAGGTATTGACAATGTCTCCAGCGGCTTCTGCTGTTTTCAGCGTTGACAACTCGGTTCCAGCAAAAGAACCAGCCGCATTTAAGCCACTCAGCACAGCGCCAAGGTAGTTCTTCTGCTCTATAGCTAACGCCGCATTTGCCATCATTGCAAAGGGCTGGTGCGGCCCCGGGATCATGGCGGCAATCGAGATGACCATTGGCCCCATCTCGCTTACAAATCCGTATATTCCTGTTTTTTCTGAAGTTGCCGTGAGGTATGGCGTACCGTCTTCTGTAAACTTTACATTCAACCAATTCTTTCTACCCTTTAAATGGCCACCGCTTCTTTGATAAGCTAATTGACCTGAGATATCAGTAAGCTCTGCACCAGTGTCTTTGTCAATGACAACGCTACCAATTTTATGTTGGTAAGTTCCATCTTTAAGTGTTGCCAACTCCGCCTCAGACAACGGCACAACTGAGACGGTGGAATTCTCTCCACTGCCTTCGAAGACGTGCTTAAAGTATTTTTTTGTAACTTTAGAAGGGTCAACTTTTTCATACGACGTGGGGTTGCCTTCCGCGTCCGTTATTGGCACAAGGTATTCATTGCCCTGCTTAATAACTGGTTTACCATCAGCCATGAAAAATTGTTCAAATGCCGATGTTGTTGTAAACTTGTCTTTCTGACCAAGGTCACCAATAGTGTCTAAACCTTTTTTGACAAGTAGCGCGGCGGAGTTCTCCAAGTCGCCAAACACACCTTGGAAATACTGACCGCCTAGTGCGTTCCTCTGAGCGTTTAGTTGCTGAAATAAATTTTCTGACTGGATAGCGTCAGATCCATACGCACTCCACTTTGTTTCAAGTTCTGCAATCTTGTTCTCGTATCCAGTCAAAGCACTGCCATACAACTTGTCAATGGCTGAATTTGCCTTTGAGCTAATTACGAAGTCTTTAAGTTGCTGAGTGGTTGAGTCCGTGTTGTTAGCAATTTTTGAAAAGTCTGTCTCAAAGTTTCTGACGGGGTTCAGGCTGTTCTGAATAACCTTAACATCAACGCCAGTAGCTTTTGCAATGTCATCATCAGTAAAGCCAAACTGTTTCTCTAAAGCGTAACTAGCAATTACCCTGTCAGCATCTGTTAAAACGTTCGGGCCTGTGAGGGTATCGTTGATGATTTTGTTGCGGTTGGTGTCGTAGCTTGTTAAAAGAGTATCAAACAGAGACTTGTCTTTACCCGTCAGGTCGGCAAGTTGTTGTGAGTTATACCCAAGATCACGAGCTAATTTGGAAACTTTTTGCGACTCTTCAAACGTTGCGGAGTTGTCTGCAATAATGTCGTTAATGCTTGTGGTTGTAGTAGTTTTAAGTTGATCTTTGTACTGGTTATATAAAGCTTCACCAAGAGTTGCTTTTAAACCAGCATCGCTAATGCCAAGATCTTTGGCGTATTTAAAACCAGCTAACGAATTAACACCACCCGCGCCAAATGCACCAGACAACTCTGCGGCGGCGGCAGTACGGAACTTCTCCCGCTCAGAGGCGTCAATCTCGTTACCAAAACGGTCTCTCCAGTATTTCTTTCCCTCTTCCTCTGCAATTCTTCCCGGCCCCATAAATTCGCTGTACAAATCTTGAATTCGGCTATCCAGTTCTGCTTGCGCCGCAGTTTCAAATATTGCGCGATCTTCTGGGCTAATCTCAGAACCAACCGCTTTAAACCAGTCTGCTAAACCTTTAGCATCAGGTTTACGTCCCAGCACGTCTTCGTACAGACTAACAATACCTGAAACCGCAGCAGGTTTGGTATCTGTTAGATAGTCCGTGACATAAGTACTGTATTTATCTTCAGGATTGCTTGATAGGTAGTCAACAACAGCGGCTTGAAATGTATTGTTTAAATCCTCTGGTTTGATTTGCCCAGTTTCCAAAGCCGCAGTCCATGCGTCAAGACTTTCTTTATCAACGTTGGATGCTTCAGTACCGACCCCTGTACGCCCAATAGAAGCGTAGCGATCCAACACCATTTGTCTATAGTTAGGTTGTACTTGTGTGTCTACAGTAGCCACAAGATTGGGGGCTAGTACCGCTTGTTCTTCTACAGACCGGTTGGCAAGTTCTGATTGGGCGGCTTGCAAGAAGTCAGCTTTTTCCGACTCATCTACAGTAGGCCCAAATGCGTTTTCCCAGAATGCCTTACCACCTGCATCTGATGGACGACCAAGAATGGTTGTATACAAATCCTCAACCGTCATATCAGACTCAGGAATAGACGCAATGTAGTCGTCTACTATGTCAGTAGTTTTTGCGGTGGGAGTTTCAACAGCGGCGGCGCTTGTATCAGCAGGGGTGGTTACAGCGGCAGGGGTGGTTACAGCGGCGGGAGTTTCAACAGCGGCGGGAGTTTGAACAGCGGCAGGAGTAGTGGCTGGTCGATACGGGGCTAAAGTAGACGCAATTGCAGCATCATCTAAACCCATACCCCTTAATGTTGTCAGCAAGTCATTGGTAGCATCCCGCCCACCAAAAACGTCATACACGTCTTCATAAGCATTAGAAAAATTTGTTGGTAATGCCATGATTATGAAGTCTTTATACGAAGCATCTGGCTGGTATCTTGAACACCGTCTTGTGTGTCTCGATAGACATCACCTAGCCTTAAATTAGCCAGATCAGCGTCTGTGGGTAGGTTGTTTAAATCAAAGTTTAAACTGGTTGCACCTATAGGCCCGGGGTTGTCTAACTGGTTAAAGTACAGACGCAAAACGTTTGTAAGTTTATCAAAATACTCACGCTCGTATTCATTACCGGCTAAAGGTAAGCTTGGCGCTTTAGCATTAAGTTGTGCCATTTACCGCCTCCCGTCGGGTCTGATGTCAATTCTAGGAGCGCCCAGTTGCCACTGAGTATTGATCTGGTTACTAGCAATCTTAAAGATCATCTGCCGTCCCCGTATTCGGGTATAGATCTGTCCTGTAAATTCTTCCGTAATGACATAGGTACTGCCTTTAGTAACTAAAGAAGAGGCAGTTTCAGTTACGCCAGAGCCTGAATTACTTAACCCCAACAGGCTGATAGTAACTCGTGGGGTGACAGCGGTTGGACTGTTTGTAGAATCACCAAACGTCAAGTCTGGAAGAATTCTCCAAACAAAACCAAAGTTATGGCCGTCTTCAATGTCAAACTCAGAAGATGAGATGTAAGCGTCTAAAGCCGCTTCTGTGCCCGTTGCGTTGTCGTTCAGACCGTTTTCATGCTCTACAAGGTTACCTGTATTATTTGGTTGGTACGTCGCTGCCAATGGGTAGTCTCTTAGCCCTGAGTCCAGCCAAGCTGTCCTGCCCATAGTGCCGTAGTACCACACACCTTTACCGTCGTTCTCGATGTAGTTATAAATAACATATCGATCAATTTCTGTGCTGTTTTTTGAACAGTAAAACCACCAAATCTCATTAAAACCTTCATTTAATCCAGCAAAGACTTGTAAGTTTTGATTTTTGTTAATGTCGTTAAAAATAAACCTGCGCAGGTCGCAGTTCAATGTCTGTACCCGGCCATCGTATTTATAGAACTTGTCTATGCCCATCCAGTACACAATACCTGAAGCAAGGACGGCTGCGTTCGGGCCATAGATGGATGTGTTATCACCCAAGAGTTGGGTTTGCCAAACAACTGGCGGGCCGAGATACTGTAATGAATACACCGCAGAGTCTGTAAAGACAATCTGCTCCTGCCTTGACTGCACCACAGCAATGATCTCAGAGCCATGTGACAGCGTCACACTACCAGCTTGATTGGTAGGAAGTGGATTCCAGATAAGTAGGTTTTCTTGATCTGACCAGCGTATTAACATTGGATTTAATACGGAGCTTCCATAATCATCGCAGCCAAAACAAAAAACAAATCTGGATGTATCTGAGACTGCAACTAAATTAACAACCGAAGGCACTTCAGCATCTGCACCCATTAGGCTAGACACCAAAACACCTCTGGTGTTTAAACCACCACTAGCGTCCCAATAATACAAACCACCGCCGCGAGGGTTAAATACTAAATCCTCGCCAAAGTTCTGCTGGCTCCAGATTCGTAAAGCACCAAAGACAGTTGCTACGGGAGCGCCATTACCCCATGTACCTAAACCCCATCCGCCAGAACCCCAGCCCTCTAACACTTGTTGCACTTCAGGGCCAACACTAATTTGATAGGTTGCAACCACAGAAGCGCCACCACCCGCACCCGCAGCATCTGTTGCGTTAGCTGTAGCTGTGGCTACAAAAGTGTATGTATTGGCGGTTAGAACAGTAATCTGATACTCAGCGTTTAACACCGTAGCGGTAATATTGCCGCCCAGACTGGTCGCGCCACTGAAGGTTACAAAGTCCCCTGTAACAGCGCCATGCGCTGTGTCTGTAACGGTAATAACGGCAGAGCCGTTTGTAGCCACAAAAGGGTTGGTGTTAATTGTGCTGGTTGCCCGGATGGGTGTGATGTCATAGTAAGCACCGCCATTCTCAAGGTAAAACTTGAGGTTTGTGCCAAGACCAATAATATTCTTGCCGTCCAATAAAACCCAGTTCCACAAAGACCGGCAGATACCTAAAAATGTATTGGTAGAAATACGTACCCAGCCACCAATTACTTCAGGGTTGCCCTGACGGAAACGAACCTTATCGCCCTCATACCAACCACCCTCGGTGGTGTACCGTGTGTTTTCGCGGTTTACACCCGGGCGGAAAAGTATTTTTTTAAGTGGCATGAGCAGTCCTAGGATAGAAACAGTGCTTTTTCAGCGTCCCTGCGCTTTTTTAGCCCTAAGAGAATTTTACCCCCTGCCATGCAGTACAGCAAGAGGGCATCGGCTGCACCTTCCCAATCACCACGATTGATTTTCATCCGAATAGAAGAACGCTGAAAAGCCCCCACTCCGGCGTTGAAGGCAAAGCTGACGCACGCGTCGAAAGCGCCTTGACGACCAGATAAAGCGGGAGCAAGTCGTAGAACACCACGTTCAGTAGGGCCGACGTCATCCTCGAATAGTTTCTCGATTTCTTCTTTAGTCCAGACACGATTGTCCTCCGGCTTTAATGGCATCTCTTTGCGGATCATGGGTGTTTCTTTGCCCTCTACCCTGACTACAGGCAGGCGGATTTGATCTTGGTACAGCACATGGCCATAGCCAATCGTCCAAATGTGGGCTGGGCAGAGGTACGGCTTAGTGCGATACCCCTCCCACTGGTGCATCAAATCAGCGCCAGCTTTGCCTAGTTTCATTTCTTGCTCCAGCTACGTGAGCCAAACCAGAAACCAATGATGCCTCCAAGCATTGCCATCTCGTCTGTGGAGAAAATGATGTCAGATACACGAATCAAGTCTTCCATGCTCAAGACAAGCCGTGGGTTGCTGTAGACGTAATAGGCAATCCAAGCATTGATGGCACATAGTTCCAGTACAAAGATGTAGGTGACCATCGGGCGCACAGTACCTACAAAGTTTACTACCCAGCGGCTGGCGTTGTCCATGATCTTCTTGTCGTGGTCGTAGGCGGCAACGGTCATTTGCGCGTCTGTTTCCATAGCAATCTGGTCGGTGCGAATCTCTTCCATGCGCTCTTGAGCCGCAAAGCCCTGCGCCATCATCTGTAGTTGCATCTGCACTTGAATCTGCGCTAAGGCTAACTCATGGCGTTGATCTGCCTTGTTCTGGAAAAAGTCAAGCAGTTTGGGCAAGCCTGAGATTAACAAGCCGCCAAGTGTTGAGAATAAAGATAGCATTATTTTTTCCCCAGTTTTTCGTAGATAACGGCAATGTCTTGCCGGTTGTGCATGATGTCATCACGGTTCTTTTGGATTTCTTTTTCCAAATCTTGACGTAGCTTCTCACGGGCTAGTTCTGCTCCCGTATTGGTAGCTTGTTTGTTGTCTGAAGTAACAACCAAACTAATCTTGTTGTTTAGCACAGTCACTTCATGCGACAAGTGGGAAAGTGAATTCATTAAGTACACAACACAAGTAAACAGAATTGGCAAGATGGCAAACGCCACCTTCTCAATCAAAGCGTGTTTTTCGTTTGGTTCGTTCATAGTCCAATCATTCCAAGTAGTTTATCGACAATTTTCCCCGCCAACTCATCCGGCAGGAACCGTAGCAGGCCAAGCACCCACCATGCAATGCACAGCCTGACAAAAACTTTAAGAAAGAGGTCAAATTGCTTTTGATACTCATTCATTTCCCAGCCTTGGATAAATAACTATCCAAAAGAAATAATTAACAGGGACGGCAGACCAAAGCACTATATCAAGCCAAGTCATCTTCCACACCTTCTGGTTGTTGCACAAAAATCCACCAACTCATAAACACCCCAAAACAATATAAACAATGAAAAGAATAAAGCGCCAATAATCATAGCTATCTCATTCATTTCTTGTTCTTTCTCTTTGGCTGCTTTCTCTGCCTTCTTTAGCGCACTTATCTCTTTGGCATCTGCCAAGTCCATCTCGGCCTGCCTAGCCTTAATCTTGTTCCAAACATCAATCTTGCCAGTCTGCATAAAGAGCATCTTTAGCTCTTCCTCAAACGCTCTGGCCTGCTCCAGTACCATCTCAATCTGCAAGGCCGTCCCCATGTTGGAGCCTTTTCCCGACTGCTTGGCCTGAAGCATGGCCTTTGTAGCTACAGACTTAGCGTCAAATAGCTTCGCAATCATGGGGGCAAGTGAGCCTAGGTCTTGGGCAACACCCGCCGCTTTCTTAACCAAGCTGATTGCCGACTGTATGCCAGCCAGTGCGGTAACAGGATCAATCATTTCCGTTCAACCTTTTGCCACTCAAGGCATACTACTTTGCGGTTATAGACATCTCCTGTCCAAGCCCAGCGCACACAGCGGTATTCATCTTTCTTTTTTTGACTAGACGTTTGCGGCGCTAGCATAAAGATCACCAACAGCCACTTCATACATCACGACCAACTCCATGCAATCATGTACGTGCCAAAGACGACAAGGGCCACAAGGCAGGCTGCGGCAATGAATGCTTCAGCCCAGTCCCACATCACGCTGGCTCTGGTATTTTCTTCTTGACTTTGGCTGTTATAACTGCTGTCGAGGTATCCCGATCAATTGTCATGTAGCCTTGGCAAGTGATGTTGTAGTCAATCCCATTAGCGTCTTTCTCGCTTTTGATTGGGGTCGTAATGTCAAGGTTCTTAAACAGAAACTCTTTGCCGTTTTCAAAGACGCGCCAGACGTGATCCATAGAACCGCGCCCTGCTTGGCCTCGGCTTTTATTGAACCTGATTTGGTAGGTGTTCATATTACTTCAGCGGCTTGTTGCGGAGCAGGTACTACTGTCAAATTAAAATGTACAAACTTGATTGGCAAATCAGCAGCGTGGCGGGTAAACGAATGAGACAGCCATGAGTTAGCAAAGATCATCATGCCGGGTTTGGGTGTAAAGTTGATTGCTTTACTGGCAGGTGTGGCCGCGTTTATGTCTTGCTCTGGTAGGTCAATCTGCACCTTAGCTGCACGGGGGTCATGGAACACAACGCGAGAGCAATCTTCTGGAGTCTCAAGGAAGTAGAAGCCTACAATCTGTGAACCAAATCCATGAACGTGTGCGTCCATTGCAGAATGCTTGTAATGTTCTTGAGTCCACATCTCCGTAAACTGCACCGCCTTGTCCTGCATGGCGTAGCCCTGCTCATTAAGGATGTTCCAAGCAGTAGCGCCAACAAACTCCGTAAATCCAACCATGCGTGGGTCGCCAAAGTAGCTGCCCGTCATGTACAAAGGATAGATTTCGTTAAGTGACTGAGTCTTGCGGGATTCTGCCAAACCTTCTTCAGAGACAGTGTTAACCGCTTCTAAAAAATCAGGGCGCTCAATGATGTAGATTGGGCATGGAAAGTGATATGCAACTTGAAGCTGTGTGTTCTTGACCACTTCAGCTACCGATTCGGCGGCTTTGCATACTTTTACTTTTAACTTCTTTGCGGCGGTCTGGGCCATGGTTCTCTCCTTGTTGGTTGGGCTATCAGTCTACAACTTGAACCCATTCCCAAGCAAAAAAATCAAACTTATATTGATTTCCATCAGCAGGTCTGACTGGAGTGTCTTTCCAGTTTGCATCCGCGCCGCACCAGTATGTCATGATGCCAGCATTAAGTTTAGTTTGGTCTTTTTCTGGACGCGGAATTGGGGGAACCAGTGTGTTAGTAGCCTCATCAAGTGTCCAAGCAGACCAATTTAAAGCGTACTCGCGCTCATTAAAAACATTCAAAACTGCTTGTTGTTTTGCAGTTTTTTCTTCGGCAGTCATATCACGCACCGTCCACACATCAGTCCAAACGCCATCTACTTTTGCATAGACAGCTTCTTGGTTTTCAAGCACTTGATAAACATCAATCGCAGGACGCTCAACACGAGCAAACGGCTCCCAATGTGCTGGAATTAAACCAAACGCTTGGATGAGGTTGTCCTCAAGAGCAGGGTGATTCTTAGTTACGCCGTTTTCAGTTTCAATATAAAGTTTCATGATTTCCCCAAAAAATTAAGGGCCAACATTAGTTGAGGGGAATGAGGGAGTTCCACGAGCGCCACAGACACACCAGACAATACGGACTGCGCCAACACCGCCGTTTTGCCCGCCAACATTGCTAGCAGAGCCACCAGCGCCACCTCCAGCGCCATGTGTCACACCAGAACCACCCGAACCAGCCCCGCCATTGGTTCCAGTTCCGCCATTTGAGCCACTAGCACCTTGTCCGTACAAACCTACGCCACCACCATTTGGCGCTCGAAACGCACCACAGCAGTTACTACCGCCATACCCACCTTGCCCACCAGAACCCCCTGTTCCAGTGTTTCCGTTACCAGAATATCCGCCTGCGCCACCGCCACCAGTTGAGCCATTAGCACCGCAAGAAAACGGCATCTTTGTCGTTCCCCCATTTCCTCCGCCAACAGATCCGCCAATTGTGGTTCCCGTTCCGCCGGGGCCGCCAGTTACACCAGAAGCGCCACCCCCACCAAATAAAGTACAGAGATTAACAAAAGAAGAATTACCGCCGCTTGTGGCATTGTTATTAACCACAGCACCAAGCCCCGCCGCTCCAACAACTACCGTATAGGAATCGCCGGGCGAAACTGAATGACTATTTTTGTATCGTAATCCACCGCCACCGCCGCCAAATCCGGGGCTAAAAATAGCATAAGCACCGCCACCGCCACCGCCAACAGTCAATGCCGCAACGGAAGTCACCCCCGCAGGAACAACAAATGTAAAACTGCCAGCAGTTGTGTATGTGGCACAAGTTATCGGTGCTGATGTTGTAATGCTGTTTGACGCCGCACTAGCAGGGCCAGTACCAATAGCATTAGTAGCTGTTACAGTAAAAGTATAAGATGTAGAAAATGTCAATCCAGAAACAGTAATTGTTCCTGACCCTGCTTGACTTATTGTTCCAGTAATACCGCTAGGACTTGAGGTAGCGGTATAAGATGTAATAACAGACCCACCGTTATTTGCGGGAGCGGTATATGCAACAGTTGCCGTTGATGTGCCTGTAGCCGTAGCTGTTCCAATTGTAGGCGCGCCGGGAACTGATGTTGCCGTTACCCCAGCAAAGTTAAGCATCATTCCACTCATGCTAAGTTCCCCGTAACTACTGCAACTGTGGCAGTGATAAACAGAATAGTGGCTACGCCCCTTGTAGTCACGCTAAAAGAAGAAATATCTGCATCTGTACCGCCTTTATAAACGGTTGTTACCGCAGAACAAGTGCAGGAAATAGACGATCCTGTGTTATTAAAGATACTAATTGCATCGCCAGCCGCAAACACAGATGCAGGGACTACAACATCGCCGCCAGTACCAAGTTCAATAAACTTACCTACATCGCCAATAGCAAGGGTGTAACTTGTTGTTTTAGCACCTGAGTTTGGTATGTTGAGATAGCCAACTTTGTTTGTGCCATCTACTGTACAGGCTGAAAGTACGCCACTTGCGGGAGTACCCAGTGCGGGTGTTACAAGTGTGGGGGATGTAGCAAACACCAATGCACCGGATCCAGTTTCATCTGTAACTGCGGAGGCTAAGTTTGCAGAAGATGGTGTGCCAAGAAATGTAGCAACACCTGCGCCGAGAGATGTTATACCTGTGCCGCCAGAAGCAACCGGGAGCGCAGACCCCAGAGTCAAAGAGGTGAAATACGAAGCCGCATCAACAACGTTAGTGCCGTTGTTAAAGACCAGCGTGGCCTTACCCGCAGGAACAGAAATGCCCGTACCTGAAGTGTTCTTCACTGTTTTAGCGCCAGTGCCGGTGTTATTGATAAGGTAAAACTTCTCAATCTGGCAACCAGAACCCAGTATCAAGTTACGCACAGACCCTACACCAGAAGAGCTTTCTGTAATGTTTAAACGTAAGTTTCTAGCCGATTGGGATGTTGCCGAGTCGGTAAGCGTAATTGTTACGTCTGCGTCCGTTGCAAAATCTACTGTGGCTTGACCTGTAATGGCCTCACCCAGTACTGCGTCGCCCAGATTGACGTTGGTAAGGTTACCCCATTGACCTGAGTTCTGTCCTGTTTCAAGCAACTCTATTTTAAGCGCTGACCATGTACTTGCCATTTTTAACTCCTAGTTCGTTGTGACTGCAACCCAGTTGGCAGTCTGTGTATCATCAATTACATCCCAGAATGGGCGTGCAGTCAATCCATCTGTACCTGTTGCTAACTCACTAATAGAAGCTACAAAAGCTGCTGCTGCTATCAAAGTTTCTACACTTACTGCATTTTCAGTAATTGTGCCTTTAAATCCTACTTGTGCCGTAATTACATCTGACCCCGTAGCAGTTTCTGTAATTGTTGCATTAATTACAACTATCGCCGTTACTGCATCTGTGCCTGTCGCCGTTTCCTGCACATCACCAAAATATACAAGACTTCCGGCTATGTTATCTGTTCCGGTTGCTGTCTCGGCCACCGCACTTGCAAACCCTGCGTTAGCCAAAATAACATCTGTGCCAGTTGCTGTTTCATTTACTGCGGGACTTAAAACCCGTGTAGCAGTTACAGAATCTGTGCCCGTAGCTGTTTCTGTTATTACAGAAACAAACGCTATACCCGCTGTTACAACATCTGTGCCCGTTGCCGTTTCGCTTACTGTTGGATTAAGCGTTAAAGTAGAAGCTACCGCATCAGTAGCGGTGGCTAACTCACCTTCTCCACCCCACGAATTACTACCCCAACTGTTTTGCCCCCAAACCGTTCCAGCAATCGTTGCCGAATAAACTTCCCCGCCTACTGTTGCATCTGTACCCGTAGCAGTTTCGGTAATTATTGCCCCTACAGAAATAGCAGAAGAAACCACATCTGAACCTGTGGCAGTCTCCGTTACCGTCGTAGCATACAACGGCCCCCCTTCGGAAGCGTCTGTTCCTGTTGACGTTTCCGTTATCGTTGAGGTATATATTTTACCTGCCGCAATTACATCCGATCCAGTAGCTGTTTCACCTACTAAACCAGATGTGTCAAACTTTGCTACAACTACGTCTGTGCCTGTAGAGGTTTCGTCGATGGTGCTGTCGTAGGCGACAAAGCCGCCCCAACCGCTGTCCCCCCATGCGCCGTCACCCCACCCGGCCATGTTAAGCCGCCAAGCTGAATGTGTAAGTCACAGACAAAGTATCGCTGTTTACCACAGAGCGGTCACCGGGTGAACCAAAGTCAGCCGCAGAGAACAATGTTCCTGTTGTGCCACCCTTAGTGTTTTCGCTTGTCAAAAACGCGCCGCCAACAGTTGTTGTGCCGTTAATGTTAAACACGGCTGGTGAAGCTGTATTAGTTACCACGGATGGATTGGCAGTTGTAGCGGTTACAAACGTAGCAGTCACACGGTTAGCATTGCTGTAAGCAGTAACTTCTGTCCAACCAGCATGGGAAGCCATTGTGTCGCCCGCCGCAGGTGTATTAGAAGCGCCAGCGCCGTACAACCCAAGATACCAAGTGGTAATCTGGCTCACTGAGGTCAAAGCACTGCCCGCCATATATTGGAGGCCAACGTTGACCACCAAGTTCTTAGACTCAGCAGACCACTTCAAGTTGCCATCTTTGTCATGGCATTTGATTTCAAATACGCCGGTCGCTTTTGCGTCCTCACCGGCTTTGGTGTTACAAGTCAGGCCACTAGAAACAACGTCAGTGGCTTTGGTTTTCTCAATAGTCATGATGACTCCTTAGTTAGAACTACGAATTAAAGCAGAAGATGCCGTGTTAGCGGGCATCACGATAGTAAAATTACTCGATGTTTTGTCAGACCCAAAATCCAATACTGCAATAGATTTATTTGCCTGAGTAACATTGTAAATCAACGCACAACGAGCTGTCACCGAGGCGTTGAACACAGCGTCATTAAAGTTCACAAAGGCTGTGTACCCATCAGAGCTGATTGTGACCCCGGATAAGGCTACGCCGCCCGGCGTGTACCCACCACCACTTACCTCGTTGGTTGCACTGTACGCGGTTGTAGATTCGTTTAAATTGGCATTAGCCGTATACAAAGCAACCTTTAAGGTATTTGAAGACAGGTTGTGAACACCTGTATAAAGCTCCAGTTTAAAGCTAGTAGTCTGGGTTTGAAGAATGTTACTCACGATACTGCCACCCTAATTTGACCATCACGATAAGCGTCAGCGCGTTGTTTACCATCACCCAAATTCTTGAGAAGCGCCATAGCTTGAACGTACCGTTCTTGGTACAGCTTGTACATGCCGTCTTCTGGTGCGCTCTTCATGTAAGTTCCAGCCTCAGACAGAGTGCCGTACAACAATGCAGAATCAAAATTGTCACCTAACCACGAAGTATTAGCAGTAACAATAGACTCAGGTATGTAGAAATAGTGCAGTTCTGCGGTGTACCCTGAATTAGGTGTTGGGCCAACAATGAACGTAAGTTCAGTTTCATTGTCCGAGCGAGGGCCAAAGATAGCGTAGTGTTTAGGCTCAGAAGCTACCGCGCTCAATGGATACGCCTCACGAACGAAGTTCACGTCCTTGTTTAGGAGGTACAGGTAATCACCCTGAAAGACTACAGCACCATTTACCGTTCCGCTGTTTGCCACTGTCAGAGTAATTGTTGTACCGCTGATGCTACGCACTAAAGCGTTAGCTCCAATGTTTGAACCCGTTACCTGCTGACCCACAGCAATACCTGTTGTGCTCGCTACCACGATGGTTTTAAGCCCAGATGTACCCGTAGCAGTTGTTGAGTTGTACGGGTATATGGCAAGGCTGTATACCGACAGGAAGTCCGGAGGACACTGCAAGTATTTATTACCAGTAGTTAGTACACCCGTGACATTCTTACGCAAGTTAGCAATCTGCACCGTGTTATAGATGCGCTGCTCCGCCTGCTTAATCATTGTATTGATCGTAGTCGTGTCAAACGTGTTCTGCGTGTAGTCCTGTACCGCAGCCACGAGTTGGGCGTATGTCATTGCCATAGTTTATGCCATTGGGCCGCGAGCCATCAAACCTTTGGTAGCCGCGCCAGTACCGCGTACCTTAATACCGGATGTTTTAGCGGCTGGCTGTGGACGGCGAGAGATGTTGCCTACAGACATATTGACTGTATTTGCATCACTGTGGTCAGGGCCAGAACCGGGGTTGTCAGTAGCTTTGACAGCTTTGCCAGACATCGTGTGTGGTTTGGCATAGACTTTGGCATCGCCAACTTCTTTACCCATCAGTTTTTTGCTGTATGTAGCCATGATTAGCCTCGTTTCTGGTTGGCAATTTTTGCCAAGTTACGACCCATAGTCTTCATATCGGCATTGGTTTTACCCTTACCTTTGCCTTTACCGCCGTGCATCATGCCAGCAGTAGGGCCGCTATCACCTAAATTTTTACCTTCGGTTTTACCTTTTTTAGCAATACCGTCGGCTGATTTTCTAAATGCCATTTTAATCTCCTTAACTAACCGTTACTGTACCAACAAATGTCGTTGCCACCAAGTAGTTTGGTGTCAATTCATTATCAAAAAATCTAGACCCACCAACTGGAGCCCAGCCCCACTGAATGTCTCGTGAACCACCTGACAAGTTGCCGTTAAAGTTAACACCAGAAGTTACATACGTTGTATCCCTACGTGGGTTACGCAAAGCTTGTGGGTCATCTACTGGAAACGTACCTAACATCAACTGTGGCTGATCTGGATCCCAACACTCAGGGCAAACCAACAACTCATACTTACGCTGTTTAATGATTTCAGTCTTAAGTTGTTTTAACCTAAATTGCTGACCACAGCGATCACATTCAGCAATCGCTATTTTGCCGGATGCGTACCGATTACCCATTAGTAACCCCCGCCACTTCCAATAAACATTGGCCTAGGAACAAGTCGAAGTGGAGCTTTCTCTCGGTCTTCACCAGCGGCAATCTCAAAAGTTTCATCGTAAATCTGTTTAAGCATCTGAATGCGGGGCATCAATTCAGGTACTTTGATTGCAATGTGATACGCCAAACCAGCTACAAGGCACGGTAAAAAACGAAAGTTCATGTCGGCGGTCTCAACACCAGCGCCAGCGTCTTGCACTCTACGCAGTCGGTAGTACACAAACTGATATGGTGTGCTGTTATCCGGTGTAGGCCAAACTGTTACTGCTGGCAACTGGGGTACAAACACCGCAACGCCATCTGCTTGGGCCGCTGCTGTTGTATTGTTTTGGCCACGGAATACGCCACCAAGGGTATTCCCTGATACGTATGTGTAGTAAATATCTTCTGTGCCAAGGCGAATAAAACCAGAGCCAGCCAAACCCACTATGGTGTTAAGCGTTATTGTGGTGTCCGTCGCCGTAATTGCGCCCACCAAGACCGAATTGGTTGGGTTAGTTTCCCCAGAAAGGCGCTGAATCCAGACTTGAATTGGGCGAGCTTGGCTAAGCTTGTTTGGAATAGTTGCATAAGTAGAGACGCTAATGCGTGAAATGGTTAAGTCGGCTTGCGTAGAAGCAGTGTTAGATCCAGTACGGATTACATGTTCTAGAAGGTCAATGGTGTCAGTCGGCAGTGCATACGTGGCTAAACCGGGGGTCAAGTTAATGATCCCCTGCTCCATCGTCCACATGTTGATGCCTTTGTTCTGCCACTCAACAGTCATTAGGTTCATTGAGCGACGTGCTGTACGCAGGTCATAACCAGAACGCATCTCACGGCCAGCCCTCTCCCACGCCTCTTCAGCGATCTCCGTGAAGTCCATGTTAAAGAGGGTTGAGCCGGTAGTAGTCATTGCTTATCCTCTGATTGAACCAAGAAGTTCCATTAGTCTGCGTTGTTCTTCTAACGAACCGCCTCCACCATTTCTAGCAAGCAGTTCCGCAACCAACTTAGCTACGTCACCGCCAGTTCGATCTTTTGAACGTGAAGTTAAGTCTTGTAACAGCTTTCCAAGATCACCGCCTCTTGCCGCAGATTTTGCTATCCCTATGGGCGTTGGCGTTGGAGCAAACCCCGGGTCTTGTGTAAAGTCCATAGGGGGTGATGGGTTGTAGTAATCCACAGGCCGCTGATAAAAACCGGGGTTTGTTGGATACTGTGGGAAAACCTCAGGAGGAGGTACAGGCATTAAGTCATCGTACACAGGAGGAAGTACAGGCATCCTATCATCGTAATTTACTTCGGGCTCGTAAAACCGTGGCTCTTCTTGTGGATCTTCCCGTGAAGGTGGTGGCACGTTTTCTTCTGGGTTATACCCAATCTGAGGGCCATTTGGCACTTTGGTATAGCCTTCTCCGTTCCAAACATAACGATACTCAGATGGATCAAGACCTCTTGTAGCCCTATCCATTGCTGTTTGTTGTTCCGTATAACCAGAAATGGGCTGACCATCGTAGCCAATCTCAGTTAATGTGCCATCAGCCTCTTGACGGTAAGAGGTGCGCGGCCCTTGCGGTTGTTGTGGATAAATTTCGGGCATAACGGGGCGCTCTGGACGGCGTGGCTCTTCATAGCGAGGCTCTGGGCGTGGGTCTGGTGTAGGTATCCCTCTTCCACCTTCGCCCGGGCTGTAAGGAATTGGGTCTGATAGCGTTGTTGTTTGCGGCGCAGGTTGTGACGTTTCAGGCGCGTAATATTTTGAAAAGATAGAACCAATTGCGTTTTCGTCTAAACCCATACTCAAAAATTGATTACGCAAATCATTAACACCACCGGCTCCACCAAACGCATCATTCGCGCGGCTGTAATCCGGAGCGGCGCTAGTAACATCACCACCCTCTGCATACTTACGCATGGCAGAACGCAGGCTCACGGGAGCTTTACGAAGTTGTGTAGAGTTTGTGGCTGCGGCTGCCTTTGGAGCGCCTTTAGAAGCCATTAATTGTTCGTATAGAGATGCCATTATCTGAACCCCGCCGTTTTCTTTGCAATAGTTTTAGGTTGCGCCACAAACTGTTTACCAGATGCTTTACCAGCACGTTTGGCTTTGGTTGTAGCTGCGTATTCTGCTGGGCTTAAAGATTTAATAGCCGCTTCAGGCAAATATCGCTCTCCCGTCTTACTTGACGGTTTACCAGACTTAGTGCGCCATTTCTGGTCACCCCAATCTTTGAGCGATTTTTGAGGAGCTTTCAATCTTTGTACCCTCCGCCAGCTTCTTTGTACTTCTTAGCAACAAGTTGTGCTTTACGGGCTGACCATTGGCCTGCGCCTGTACCGTGGGTTGCTGCGGACTTTACCTGAGACACAATTCTCTTACGAAGGCCGGGTTTGGTGTAATTGCCAGCAGCATTAACTTTGCCGCCCTCTTTATACTGAGTAAAGTCAGTATCGTCCCGACGTGCTTTTTTCTTTGCACCGGGCATTTTGCTTGGGGATATGGCTCCCATACCACGGCTTGGCATCATTTTGGATTACCTTTAGTTTTCTTGGCTAAAAACATCTTATCAACCATCTTTATCCGCTGGGGTTTAGTTGTAACTTTGTTAATAATAGCCAGCCGTTTAGGTTCGGCTGCACCATAAAACCCAGCCTTTTTTAAAGACTTAACTACTTTAGCTGCTGGTTTTACGGTTGCCATATCAGCACATCTTTCCGCGTGTCTTACCACGCTGAGCAATACCGTCTGCACGGGTAACGCCACCGCTGGCTAGCTTTTTAGGCTTACTCACAGATGCGCCGTCCTTGTCTTGTGGAACTCTCCTTTCTCC